ACTCCACAGGATAAGCTAGAGCTATATACATTAGAAAGAAAATTAAACATTAAAAAAGTAGTACCTGCTGTAACTCAGCAACTGATACTGCATAATAGAGTATATTTCAAGCTATGCTTTGATGATAAGATGAAGCTCACAAAGATTGTCAATTTATCCCCTGAGAAACTTAGAGTAAACTTAGACAGAAAGAGATATTATATTTGTGATGATTGGTCTAGTAGGATTGGAGTCCAGGAGATAAAGAGATACACACCTACCTGTAGAGACTATGAGCAGTTATTTGTATATGAGGTAGATAGCATAGGTCAAGATTTCTATTCTTTGCCATCTTATACATCAGCTCTAAACTTTGCTTTTTTATCAGGTGAACTTAGCTACTTTGCTAAAAGTAACATTCAAAATTCAGTATTCCCTAGCTTTGCTATGATGTTTCCTAAAAGACCTCAATCTGAGGAGGAGAAGAACATGATAAGAAATACTATTGATAGATTGAAAGGTGCTGCTAATGCAGGTAAAGCTGTGGCATTCTTTGCTAACTCACAAGACCAACTGCCAAAGATTGAGTCACTACCTACTAATGGTAATGATAAACTATTCCAAGAGGCATCACAACTAAATACTGAGCAGATTTGTTTCTCTCATACCATTGATCCTATACTTATGGGAATCAGAACTACAGGATCATTAGGTAATGGCTCAGATATTAAGCAGGCATATATCATATTTGAGAAAAATGTAGTAATGCCATTGAGAGACATGGTAGCAGATATCTTTAATGAGCTATTATTCATTGCTAAGATAGATGCAGATTTCACAATCAATAATTATCAGATAATTAATGAGGCAATAGTAGAACTTGAGGGAGATACATCTAAGACTAATGATGCATTAAATACATTGAATCCTGCAATCGCTGCTAAGGTCCTAGAGAATATGACTAAGAATGAAATTAGATCCTTAGCATCTTTGCCTCCATTGAATGATACACCAACACCAACAATCTGATGCTATACTTTATAACAGAAACTTATCTAAAGAATAACACACCCATCACAGCTAATGTAGATGTCAATAATGTTACTCCCTACCTAGCTACTCAAGCTCAGCTGAGAATCATGCCTATCTTAGGTACTACATTCTATAATGACTTGCTTACTAAGTACAATGCTCAGACTTTAGATCCTGATGAGGAAACTTTAGTTACATTCATTCAGCCTATTATTGCATGGAGAGCAGCTGAAGATGCTGTCTTTGGTCTATCTCTACAGCTAAAAAACAAAGGTTTACAGACTCAGTTCGGAGATAACAGCTCATCAGTAGATAGAGGTACTATAGCATTCAGTATGGAACACTATGCACAAAAGGCTGCATTCTTTGAGCAAAGATTGATAAGATATCTGCTTAAGAACAGAGCTTTGTATCCAATATTCACAGGTACAACTAACCGAGATACTGACCTTAGACCTATGATTGATGGATGTAGCTGTTACTCTAATGGCTTGCTAGAATGTACAGGCTTATGTGGTAACAATAGCAATGGCTATAACAATTCAATCCTTATTATATGAAACATTCAGGAGTCTTATCAATTATAGTATTCAGCACAGGATACTTAACAGGCATAGCATTAGTATTTGAGCCTGCTTTATATCTTAAGTTAGCAGGAGCTAGTATAATAGGATATCTCAGTTTTATTTTAGCATTACAAATGGAGGGAGAACAATGAAAGCACAACTATCACTATTACTAATATCAATTCAATCAGAACTTTTGACACTTATCTCTATATGCTTTGCATTTTTTTTACCAATAAGTGGGATACTGCTAATGATTGGAGTACTTATTGCTATTGATACTATTACAGGTATATGGAAAGCCAATAAATTAAAAGAAAAAATAAGTAGTAGAAAACTATCAGCTATTATTAGCAAGCTAGCACTCTATGAAATCACTGTGATTATGTTCTTTTTAATAGACAAATTCATACTAAATGATATCATTCTTACATTCTTTAGTGTACCATTCATGCTCACTAAAATAGTAGCATTGGTATTAGCTAGTATAGAGGTGATGTCAATCAATGAGAATTATAAAATAGTCAAAGGTATAGACTTATGGCAATCTGCAAAGTTACTATTTGCTAGAGCTAAGGATATTAAAGAGGACCTAAACAAATTGAAATGACATACACTAGAGAACAAATAGCAGCAGCTGTAAAAGCTAAAGGATATGTATACTTTGCAGGAGCTAAAGACTATGATGTTAATATTGTAGGAGTTCGTAACTCAGCACCAGGTCAAAAGGTTACTAATCTATTTGATGACAAATTAACTATATCTTATAGAGTAGATGGTCAATGGTTTTATCATGAGTGGGATGCTACTACTGAGCCAGGTAAAAAGGGAGTAATGCAATTTCATAATGCTAAAGGAGTGGCTAGATTAGTACCTAATCAATATAGAGGATCTTATGCAGTATCTATGCATCAGGGAAAGTATCAGGCACTATGCCAAAGATTAGGAGATGTGACTGTATGGAGAGATAAAAACCGCGATATGGATTTTGATGAAATTATTCGAGATACAGGTATGTTCGGAATCAATATCCATAAAGCAGGTACAGTTTCAAACTTTGTAGAAAATTGGTCAGAAGGGTGTCAGGTATTTAAAAAAGTTAAAGATTTCAATGAGTTTATGGTAATAGCTAATAGAGCTAAAGATATACATGGCAATCACTTTACTTATACCTTAATTGAATCAAATGATATTTAGACTTAGTGTAATTATCTTACTGCTCAGCAGCTGCTCTGCACAATACCATCTTAATAAAGCTATTAAGAAAGGATATACCTGTGAGCAAACAGGAGATACTATCAGAATCACAACTTTAGATTCTATCCCTGTTATTATAAACAATGAAATAATTTACGAAAAATTTATAACTACTAAGGATACTATAATCAAGTATAGAACAGTGTATACTCCCCTCACAAGGCAGGACAAAAGAATACAATATAAACTAAAAGTAAAAACTATCTACAAAGATCGTATTGTAGAGAAAGCACAAGCTAAAGCCACAAGACCTAGAACTAGAGGCAATCTTAGTCTATTATTTGTAGGAGTAGGCATAGGCTTACTGCTATCATATCTCTTAAAATTTGCGAGAGAGAAGTATTTGTTCTAAGTTTACACCATCTATGGTAAGAAAAAGACTGTTTTTTGACATTGAGACATCATTCAATGTTGGTATATTTTGGAGATCAGGATATAACCTCACAATCAATCCAGGTGACATCATTCATGAGAGAGCTATTATCTGCATCTGCTATAAATGGGAGCATGAGGAGGATGTGCAGTTCCTTACTTGGGATAAAAAGCAATCTGATAAGGCAATGATTAAAGCATTTCTTAAAGTTATGGCTCAAGCTGAAACCCTTGTGGCTCATAATGGGGATAAATTTGACCTCAAATGGTTACGTACAAGAGCTATAATACATGGTCTTGATGTTATGCCCTCACCTAAGACTATAGATACTCTTAAATGGGCTAAAAGATACTTTAATTTTAACTCTAATAAATTAGACTATATAGCTAAGTATTTAGGAGTAGGTCAAAAGATGGATACAGGAGGATTAGACCTGTGGAAAGATATTGTATTTAAGAAAGATCAGCAGGCAATGAATAAGATGGTAGACTATTGTAAAATGGATGTCACTGTACTAGAAGCTGTATTCAATAAACTTAATTCTTATGCTACTCCATCTACTCATTATGCTGTAATGGAGGGAGATGAGAAGTACTGCTGTCCTGAATGTACAAACTATAATGTAAGGTATAATAAACAGGTAGTGACTGCAGGAGGTACTATTCATCATTGGCTATTGTGTAATGATTGCAGAAAGCACTATAAAATAAATAATAAAACTTACATAGAATTTTTAAAATTCAAATATAAACATTAACTTAGCACTTGTTTCCATAGTGTAGAAAGCAGTTAATAAGCTCCCTAGCCATTAGCTGCTTTTTTTTGTCAGTATATATTATCAAAACTTACAGTGTTTTCAATTATTGCTACAGATAACACTAAATATACTTTACAAATAACAATGTTTTTGTAAGATATGCTTTACATAATAGGAATAATTCCGATTATAACATGACATTTTAAGGTTATAGCTTGAAATTACATGATATTTTTAAGGGTATAACCTGATAAGTTAATTGCAGTCGCAAATTGCGACCTCACTATTAAGTAAAAATTACCTTTGTTAAGTGTTTAAGAGTAGAATTTGCCCTTGTTCTTATTTAGAATGAATATAAATTACACTTTTTTATTGCAGATATAAAACTTTATACTATCTTTGGCGTATAGTTATTAACAATTAAAACTTTTACACATGGACAAAGAACAAATTATGAAGATTATTCTAGATCAGTATCAGGAATTAAAAAATGAAGCTGATGAGTTAAGAGATGCAGTAGGATATAGAGATTCTGCTACACAAAGAGCTTACACTAAAGCAGTCACTATTTCTAACCTAATAGACAGAATCAATGAAGAAACTAATTAAATATTTTACTCCTGTAGGAGCTGAAGAGATAGCTATTGCTAAGGCATTTGTGATAGTAACATCTGTAACATTATCAATCTTATTTTTATTCACTTTTTTAGAACTTATATTATGAACTTTATAGACTTATACAAAAATGGAAATAATTATATTTCTAATTGGACCACTGACTATGATAGTGATGTATACATAGCAGGTACTATTGAGCCATTTACCTACAATGCATCAGAGACTGATGAGGGGAACTTATCCCTGTTTCCTTTAAGTGATGCAAATCTTAACCTACTTAAATCTAAGCTATGAATAACATGATAACACTATTCCAGCAATTAGATTGGTGGCAGAGACAGGATAGAGGTAGTTTTAACCTAGAACTTTATATGCAAATCTGCAGAGCTAAACTACTCAGAGATGATAAATGAGTTCACACAGCTAGCTATTGAAGTACAAACTGCCATAGCTAATGGTGATTATACTCACCAAAAATACCTGAGATTCAGAGAGTGGTACTTTCAGAATTATGAGGGCAGTAAGAGAAATGCTGCTAGAGATTTTAGAATGTTTGATTTAATGTATGGCTTAGATGTGCCAATTAAAAACAATGACAATGAAGAGATATAAAGTAGTATTCAAGACCTTTGACTATTGGAATGGTCCTGTTAAATTAGTCACCAGGATAGTGGAGGCTTATGATGCTGATCATGTTAAGCAGCTCATACAGAAAAATGATGATTTAATTCTGCTAATTGAAGAGATATGAATGACATCATAAGAGAAAGGTATCCATTTGAGCCTACTAAAAAGATAGCAGATGACTTAGGAGTATCAGAGTCATCAGTATATAATAGAGCATGGAGTATGGGTATTAAGAAAGATCCTGTTTATCTTCGGTCTACTCAATTCCCTGTAGGATATCTAGGTGGTAAAGCTACTCAATTTCAGAAAGGCAGTGTACCTCCCAACAAAGGACAAAAAATGTCCAAAGAAGTATATCAAAAAGTGGCTCATACTATGTTTAAGAAAGGCACTGTACCTCCTAATACTCAGCCTATAGGAACTATCCATCAAAGGAAAGATACAGGAGGTAAGATGTATCAGTATATTAAGATAGCAGATTCACATTGGGAACAGCTGAACAGGTACACTTGGGAACAGCACAATGGACCAATTCCTAAGGGGATGGTGGTAGTGTATAAAGATGGTAATTATCTGAATAATGATATTAACAATCTGCTAATGATAACTAAAAGAGAAAATATGGCTAGAAATACCATACAAAGATTGCCTAAAGAGCTGCAGCAGGTGATGAGATTAAAATGTAAACTAATAAAAAAAATAAATAACAATGGCAAATAACAAACTAAGTGATTTAAGAGATCACATCTTCATGGCACTTGAGAGACTAAGTGATGAGACATTAACAAAAGACCAGGTAAATAGTGAGGTAGATAAAGCTAAGGCAATATCTCAGCTTGCAGGTACTCTGATTCAATCAGCTAAGGTAGAGATAGATTTCATTAATGCTACAGGAATGATAGGATCTCAATCAGAATTATTTAAATCAGTAACTCAAAACAAATTGACATGACAGAAGTAAAATTTTTAAAAGAACAAATCACAAAGTATCAGCTAGCTACCAACTCTAGAAATAGATCCTATGTCTATAAAAGATACTATGTAATGTACAGGCTAAACAAGTGTAAGCTCACACTTAGTGAGATAGGTAGGCTGCTAAATAGACATCATGCTACTGTTATTCATGGTATCAAAATGCACAGGAGATGGTCCAGGATGCAGGATAAAGTATATCTTCATGAAATTGAGCCATTAGTACAGGCTGCTCTTCAGGATAATTATGAGGATAAGTACAAAGTATCAGCAGTAGAGCAGTTCAATTACATTAATGTGAGGATACAGATGCCTTGGGATTATGATAAAGTCAATAAATTTAAAGAATATATGACAGCTAAAGAACTAGCAAAAATTATTTAAGCTCTTCGGAGCTTTTTTTGTGCAATGTCAAAATGGTCCTTACAACTTTGCACAAAAGATTGCACATAAAATAGTATTGATTATCAGTAATTTAGATTGATTTGTGCAAAGTTTTGAGAAAAAAGCCCTATCCTATATATACTATAAGACCAGGATGAAAAAAAAAAAGTAAAAAAAAAGACCAACTTTGCACAAAGTCTTGGTACTGCTAACTTTTGGGTGTGCAAAGTCTGTGCAAAGTTGTATGTTGATAAAAAAAGATTGCACATTTTGTAAAGTAATAGTAATTATATATACATTTGTAGAAATTGAACAGCCAAATGACAAAAGACTTTAATCTTGAGAGTATAAATCCCCCTATCAACTTGGCTGTTCGCTTAGGGGGACTCTCTTTTTTATATATATTATGAATCTAATAGAGGTAGCACATGAATTAATAGCAGAGGGATTGAATCCTCTACCACTTTGGAACAGCAAAGCTCCAATGCTTGA